GGCTTTCCTCCCTTACCGCCTCGTCCCTATCCGCCGTGCCGGTGGACCCACGGTGCCGCCGCCCGTCCAGGGTGAACTCGTAATGGTAGAACGCTCCGTTTTTGAAAACGCACATGTGGCGAACTTTTGCCTCGACCCCATTCGGGTCCAGAGGTGCGGAACAGTCAAGTCAAGGATCTCCGCGGCCGCCCAGCCCCACGCCTCGGTTGATTACTCGGATTCTCGGCGCCACCGCCGCCCGGTTGCGATTCCAGAAAGGCGGTAATGTCCCCCAGCTTGTATCTGATCGTGGTTCCGTTGATCCGCCGGAACGGGCAGCCGATGTTCAATCGTCGTTCGTTCTGGAGCACTTTCACGCTGCACCCGCGGATGGCGGCGTAGACGTGCTCATCAACCCACGCCCATGGGACCGCAGGCACCTGCGTCAAATCGACCAGCCGGGGAACGCTGCTCATATAGTGACCGCCATGCCGGTTTTCACCTCGACCGGGTCCCGCTTGCCGGCGTCGCCAGCATCCTGCCCCTGCGGAGAACAGACGGGGCAGCACTTCGAGCAAAACGTGCCCGCGACGTACAAGGGGATGTGCGTTTCAATCCGCGCTTCGCCGCACTTCGGGCAGGGTGCCAGTGGGCGCACGGAGCGGAAGCAACCAGCCTGCCGGGAGGGCCGCTTCATGGTTACCGCGCCCGGAGTGACAGATGTGACAGGTTGCCCCATATAGACCGTACACGCGCGCGCGCACGTGACAGTATAATGGAGACCTCCTGTCACATCTGTCACGATCCACCCCCGGAATCCGGCGCCCGAAGGCCGATTCCCTGGAATCCCCGCCCCACTCCAGAAACTCGCGTGCGCTTAAAGCCCCTCTCTTCTAAGGTTTGCGAGAAACGCTTCTGCGACCCAACGTATTCCCCCGCAGACTCGGCCCAGGTCTTCCAGTCCGCAAACAGTCGAGCGGCCGTTCCGACCGCATTCGGAACCTGGACACAGCGTGCATCCAGCCACTGAGCGAGTCCGTCTTCGGCTGCCATGTAAGCCTCGGTTGCGTCTCGAACGCTGGCGGGAGGGTTTAGGCCCCGAGCCTGCCACTCAAGGCAGCCCCCCAGCGCCCAGCCGAGTATGCCCCCCCATTCCGCCCGGAGCTTGTGACTCAAGGACAGGTCACGCTCCGCAGGCGGGATGGTAACCGTGAACGGAACCAGGTGCAGGCGCCGGCGGATCGCCTCGTCCACGGATCGCAGGCCGGGCTTGTGGTTCCCGGCGATCACCAACTTGAATACCGGCGTGAACTCGAAAAAGTCTTGACGCATGAACCGCGCGGCGATGCGGTCGCCGCCCGTTAGTGTCTTGATCTTGGACTCAGCCCACCGGCGGCCATCCTCTGTTTCCGTCGCCGTCACCAGGCGCGCACCCTGAAGCCCCGCCAGGTCGGTCGGATGGTGCTCCGACGGCGACGCGATGAAAGTTTCAATGGCTGCGGACTTCGCGTAGTCGTTCAGGATGCCCGCGACCGTGGAGAGGAACACGCTCTTTCCGTTGGCCCCCGTCCCATACAAGAAAAACAGGGCGTGCTCGCGGGTGTCAGCCGTGAGGCCGTAACCGACCATGCGACTCAGGAACGCCTGAAGTTCGCGGTCGCCGTCCGTAACGCGATCCAGGAAAGCGTTCCACAGCGGACAGGTGCCGCCCGGAGAGGCCGCCGTCATCTTCGTGCAGTAGGCGTCGCGGCGATGCACCTCAATATCACCGGTCCGCAAGTCAACAATTCCGCGGGGTGTGTTGAGGAGCCAGGCGTCCGAGTCCCATTGATCGACTACCGCCGCATGTCGGCGATCGGCACGGGCAAGCCGTTCTATAGCGGCAACCGTTGCGGCGGATGCAACGCGGGCTGCTATGGTTGGTTTCACCGCGCATTCGGCACTTGCCGCTCGGCAGATTTCCCGCGCGCGATCGAAGACATGGAGCGTGGCGTCTTGTACCCAGCGCGTACTGTCCCACTGAAGCCACCGCCCCCACGCGGCCACATAGCGCAGGTCGTCCGCGTGCCGCTGGGTGAAGCGGGCCGCGAGTGCATCTTCGGAGATCTCGTCCGGTCGATCCCTCAGGTCGCGATCAGCGCCGCCTATGCCGCGCTTGTCGCCGGGTGCATACCTGCAGACGCTCCCGGCGATCCGCTTGATGTTCTCCTCCGGTGCGGGCTCCTCAAGCCGGTTTCTGTTGATCTCAAGCAGTGCGGCTTCAATCTCGGGGTACTCACATCCACGAGCGCGCATCGTGCCGGCGACGCTGACCAAGGTGTCATGCTGGCTGCCCTTCAGGATCTTGCCCTCGACGGTGAATGGCACCTTCTTCTGGCCGTGAGGTGAGAGCGCGAGCAGCCAATCGAGCTCGGTTTGGTGCTCCTCGATGTCGAGAATATGCGCAGCCCAGTGGTTACCAGTCACGGTAAAGTACCGCGCCTGATCGTAGATCTCAACGCGACCGTCGCCCAAGGGAAACGCGGTGCCGCCGCCCGGCAGCCTTCCCTTGGCCCAAATCTTGATCCCCCGCCCACTCGGGGAGATCTCGGCATAGCTGTCGAAAAACCGCTCTATGATCGGTTGTGCCCACGGCATCAGTTTTCCGGCGCTGTCGAGGCACTGGTCCAAATCGATTCCGAAAAATGGATCGGCAGCAGAGAAAACGAAGCCGGTGCCGGACCAGCGCCTTGGATTTTCCTGCCAAGTCTTCAGCGCTTCATCCCAAGAGCACCACATCTTGGGGTCCGTGGTGCTGGCACGGTTGCCGTTGATCTGGTAAGGCACCTTTGTAGGCTTGCCGTCGTCGCGCTGTTCGTATCGCCACACGATCCACTGGTCGAGCTCGGCCAGGCTGTCAGGTACGCGGATTGTGGCCGCCGTTATCACAGCAACTCCTTATAGCGGCGCTCCCGCACGAGTCTGAAAGGTAGGCTGTGCTGTACCTCGATATCGACGATGCCATTACTCAATCGAATTAGCTGATCGAAGAGACTTGCAAATTCCCTCTTCAGCGTGAGGTCAGCGCAGCTACGATCAGGCTGCCGCTCAGGCTCCGAACCCAACTTGATCGTCTGAACGATGCGAGGTTCTGGGTCATAGCAGGGCAACCCGCCGCGAATCGAAAGGCGCTCGATTACACCGAAACCCAATGCCTCGATGATTTCTACAGTCCGGCGTTGACCAGGATTCAGAGAGGACTTAGTCATCGGATCTCCCCGAGAGGCCATCCTGGATATCGGACCAGCGCAATGCGAGGACCTCGCCGCGGCGCGCGCCGGTCGCGGCTGCCACTTCCAGCAACGTCGGCAGGCACCAGGGGCCGGTCGCGGATTGAATCAGCAGCACCTGCTCGGATGCCCGGCATGATCCCCCGCTCCAACATGGCATAGACCGCCTGGCGCCCGACGTTCAATCGCTCGGCGATCTCCGGCACGGAAATGCGTGCGGAGCTCGCCTCACCCAGGTCTCTGGAAGCGGAGTTTGCGAACGGATTGGACATGGCGTTGGTTCAGGGTTTATCTGGGCCTACCTCGAAGTCGTGACCATCTCCGGGCTGAACGGGTGCTCGGGTTGTACACTGCCGGTTTCGCCGGTCCACCTATGCTCGCAGCGAGACCCATCTCCGACCGTTGTGAAATTGTCCTCGGCTATCGTGGAGACCAGCGGCTTGCCGGTTTCTGGCTCAGGCGGAGCGAGCCGCTTCCGGCCACGCGACTGGCACAGCGCGCCCGAACGAAGCCGCTGCTCAAACTGTTCCTCATCCACGCGGACGGTGCCCGCGATGCGGACCACACAGTCGGCTGGAATCTTGCCCTGCCTGATCCAGAGATATACCGCATCGGCAGAAACCCTGAATCTGTCGGCAATTTCGCTTACCTTGGCATATTTCGGTGTCATCGACACGACCTCGTAGTTTCATCAGAACCCGTCTGCACGGTAAGAGGTCAAGAGCCAAGATGAGGTAGGAAGGCGGTAGGAAATGGTAGGAAGGGTAGGAAAATTAGTCGAGGCGGGGCTTGCGTGGCTTTTTCTTCAGCGGAGTGGCTCCGCTAAGGACATCTTCAATGCGTTTGGTCATCACGGAATCAGGCTTCAGCTTGCCTCTTCTCCAATCCTGGAACTCAGCCGTGTGGACTTTCGCGGAGAACTTTATGTCCGCATAGGTCGTACTCGGATGCTCCTGCATAAACTGGGCAAGCCGATCTTCGGGAGGAGCAGCAGGGATCTCCCTCGCCTCAGCGTTGGGCCGCTCATCTGTCGCCGCGGCGGTCCTCGTCCCAGGTTTCCCGGAGGCAGGAGGCCGCTGAGTTTCATCGGGGTTCGCTGTCCCAGGCAGCGGCGGCGGTGACTGTCCGACAGGTGACAGAGGATAAGCATACTCACAGATGGCTACCCTCAGTTCCTCTGACAATGGGTCGATCTGCTGATCCTCAGGTTTGGGCTG